AAAATTCTTTTTGGAATTTTTGTATAGTCATAAAATGTTATATTAGGAAACATATTAAATATATTATGCACCTCCCATGAAATATCCGAAGTTGTATTCAACCTAGCAACTGGAATTAAATTATTTTTATTACAGTATATCTCATGGTTTTTTAATTCTTTATACAACCTACTCAAAAACTCTTCTCTATTCTGCATATAATATCTAGTTCTATTTATTCTGCCTTTATCTTTTTGAGCCTGAAATACTGGATTACCTGCTGTATGAAGACAAGCCTTAGCACAACCCAAACTTGCCATTGGGCAAACTTGATACCCTGACAAGTTGTAAGGTGCTAAATTTAATCTTAGTATTCTATACTTCTCTAAGCCTTGCACTTTTTTATTTTTGTCTGTCTTAGGATTACCTTCTCTAAAACAAAGCTTGTTAGGTTTACTATATTCTAATTGTTTTTTCATGCAACCTCCATTTGTTTTTTGATTTCAATATATTCTGCACTAACTGAATAATCAACATCAAATTTTTTTATAGTTAATTGACCGTCATAATTTGTAGCACTAACAGTAAATCTAAAATAACTAAAATTATGTCCACTATCAACTGTCCTTAACTCATTAGCATTAAAAACAATTTCATCTTCAGTAAAATCATTTGTTAATGCAACTTGTTTTTTAAGTACTGGACAATAAAATTTTCTAGTAATTTTAGAGCCTACTGGTACTATATATTTTATATTCATGCAACCTCCATTTGTTATTGTTAATAATTAGGGTTAAGATATGGAATATCCTCCTCAATTAATTCTTTACTACATCTTAAACTTTCTAATTGTTTTTTAAAAAATTCATTATCATTTGTATTTTCAAAAATATTATCTAGTTTTCTGTCTATTATTTCATTCAATACTTCAATTGCTTTTTTATATTCATTTTGTTTTATTTTCCATTCACTCATGCAACCTCCATTTGTTTTATATTGTTATATTTCTTATAGTAGTTTTTAAATATTTGTAAACATTTATTTTTGCTTATCACTTTATTTAAACTACTACACATTATCGGACAACTTTCATCATGCTCACAACCATAGATTGTATGTAGTAATTCATGATAAACAACATTCCTCAAGTAATTTTCACTTTTAACTACAGCTTTTTTAGTTATCCAAATAATATTGCCATGTAATTTTGCTGTACCAAGTACATTACAATTTTTATTTTCTCCAATTCTAACATCTATTCTAGGCAATTGAAGACCCTCATTTTTTAACTCATAAATAAGGTTTATAACTTTCCGTCTCCAGTTATAAACTTCACTATCCATTTTGTAGTTAGTAAAATTTTTAAGTTTATCATTTTTTCTCATGCAACCTCCAGTTGTTATTGTTATTTTAATTCTAACCCTTGCTTTTTAAAATCTTCTCTAAGCTTAGGATAGTCAACATACCTATTATAAGTCTGTAATTCACTCAATACATAGTTGAATTTTATCTCCCAATCTACAAATTTAAAAGGGTCACTTCTTAATTCAACTAACTTATCAACTATTTTATACAGATTATCCACTTCATTAGTATCATAAACTGATACATAGTTGTCTTTTTTCTGTAGCTTTTTAGCTATAGTTTTTTCTAAGTCTTTTAGTGTTGTCATTATTTCTCCATGTTTTTATTGTTAATAATTACTTCTATATTCTTTGCATTTTTCACAATGGCAATTTTCATTATACTCATAATTGCTATTATTAAAATTCATTATTTCAATAGTTCCCATTATTCCAAAATAAGCCATAAAACCTATTAAGAATATTCCAAGTATTAAACCAAATATTAATTCCATTATTCAACCTCAAATTGTTTTTTTAAGTCTTTAAAATTAATTTCCATTGCCTGTCTAAAAGTATCTTCATCAAATCTAGGGTTATCACTTCTAAAAAATTCAATTAGATTTTCAGTAATGCCGTTAATAATTCCTAGTTCTTTATGATTTTCTATAGTTCCAGTAATTACAGCATTTTCTAAATATTGCTCCTCCGTTGCCTTTTTTAGAATATCTGCAAAGTGTTTATAGTATTTTCTGCTTAACATATTTTCTCCTTTTAGTTGTGTTGTTTTTAGTTCCAAGTAATTTCATCAAATAATGGATATTCTTTTTTGAAATTATTGAATACAGTTTTAAATGAAATTTTACTTTCATAATAAGTATGTAATTTATTTTTATAATAAATGCTAATACTATATTTTTTATTTTCATTTTCTAGTATTAAAATACTGTCTTTATTAAATACTTTAATATTTTTAACTTGCATAATCATAATACAACCTCCAATTGTATTTGGTTTATTTTACCAGTTTAAAGCTAACTACAAAGAGAATTACAGCTTTAATATTTTATTTGAGATTTACCACTATCTACAAAATAAGCTAATTGATTTTCATTAGCATTTTTTATAGCTTGATAGTATGCTCTCTTAGATTTTCCACCATGAATAGAGAACCCTCTATAAGTGGAATTAGAACCTTGAAGATTGTAAACACTCTCAACCCTTGAAAGTTCTCTTAATCTCATTCTAGTTCTTTTATCTAATTTTTTTTGTTTTCTCATGAATAGATAATATGCACAGAAAAAAATAACCTTCAACAAAATAATGAAAAAAATAAGTGTTGAAAAATAAGGGTTTTTAAAGATTTGGGTGTGCTAAAACGACACACTTTGAAGATTTAAGAAATATTTTTGAAGATTTTAGCAAATCAAAGCAAATCAAAATATAAAAAATATAAATTTAAAATGATTAAAATAGCTAGATAAAATTTATAAAAATGAGTGAATTTCTAGGTCAACAGATTTGAATAAGTCAAGCCTGTTTAATGAATATTTTAAAAAATAATTGTCACACTTAGAGCCTAAAAAAATATATTAAATTAATTGATTTGATTTGTTGTTGCTTAGATTTTGGAAGATTGTTGGAAGATTTAAAATATATCTTAAACACTTAAAAGAATATTTTTAGAGCCTGTAAACTAGTTATATAAAAATATATATAAATTTTAGATATAATTTATTGTTATTATTGGAAGATATATTTTACAACCTATAAGAGAAGAGAACAAAAGGGGTACATAAGAGCCATAGGGGGTGGTGGTGGTAGTATATATACTGCTTACACAAAATACAGAGATTTAGATTGTAAACTAGATAGGGTCGCCCTGCTAATTAGATTATGTGGATTATGAATTGAGAGATATTGATGTAGATTCCTGGACTGCCCCAGAGGTATATATATGTTTCACCCCCTGGAGAGATACTAAATAGATTATACACCCCATGTTTACAAACGTCAACACTAAAATGCATAACAATAAAAAATATTTATGTTGTCAACTAGCTGTAAACCTGCTATAATAAACTCATGAATAATTCATTTTTACCAGATGGTAACACAAAGAGGAAACTAACAGAACAACAAGAAACATTTCTTAATGCTTTAGGTGGAGAAGCTAGAGGCAATATTGTTAAAGCTATGGAAGTAGCAGGATATTCACCAACATCTAAGTCTCATTTAATAGATAGTTTAAAAGAAGAGATAATAGAGGTCGCCAATAAAATACTAGCTACATCAGCTCCAAGAGCCTCTCAGAAGATAGTAGAGATTCTAGATAGTGATGACCCTATACCACAAGTGTCTGCTAAGCTACAGGCAGCTCAGACCCTCCTAGACAGAGTTGGTATAGCCAAGAGAGATAAACTAGATGTTACACATACAGCAGTAGGTGGTATATTTTTGTTACCTGAAAAGAAAACAATAATAGATGTTAATGCTGAGGATGTTGACAATGATGAATAGAAGAACAAGTTCTACAATTCCATTTGGTTATAAATTAAATTCTGATAATAAAACCCTTGAGAAAGTACCATTAGAGTTAAAAGCTTTGAATGAAGCTAAGGATGGTGTTAAGAAGGGAGCATTCTCATTAAGAGGTGCAGTAGAAATATTAGAATCTAATACTGGTAGAAAACTATCAGCGATGGGTTTAAAAAAAATGATTGATAAAGATAGCAAACAATCTCAATCTAACTCAAATGGTTTACTAAGTAGAAATGACAAAGAGACAGTATAACTACGGCTATGAGCAGAAAGCTAAGATAGCTGCTAGAAAAGCTGTTAGAGAAAAAGAAAAAGAAATTGAAAAGCTCAAGAAGAAACTTGAGAATAAGAAATATAAATTAAAAAAGAAAACACAGGCAATATCTAAAGTTGATAAAGTAGATAACCCTGTTAAGAATGATAAACAAGGTACTGTTGTTACAGAGTCAGAGTACAATGAGTTACCTCAAAAAGTCAAGACACTATTAGAAGAAGAAAATAGTAAGATAGTATTTAAACCAAACGAAGGTCCACAGACAGAGTTTCTGTCAGCACCAGAACAAGATGTACTATACGGAGGTTCAGCAGGAGGTGGTAAGTCTTATGCCATGCTTGTTGACCCATTAAGATACATGCACATCAAAGAGCATAGAGCTTTGTTATTAAGAAAGTCTATGCCAGAGTTAAGAGAGCTAATAGATAAATCTAGAGAATTATATCCTAAAGCTTTTGCAGGTGCTAAGTTTAGAGAAGTAGAAAAGATTTGGAGATTTCCTTCAGGTGCGTCATTGGAGTTTGGTTATCTGGATAGAGATGCTGATGTTTATAGATACCAAGGTCAATCCTATACATGGATAGGTATTGATGAGCTAACTCAGTATCCAACAGAATTTCCTCTGCAATATTTGCAATCACGATTGAGAACAACAAACAATGAAATAAAATGCTACATTCGGTGTACTGCAAACCCTGGAGGAGTTGGAGGATATTGGGTTAAGAAAAGGTATCTAGACCCAAGTCCTCCTAACGAATCATTTACTGGTGAAGATAAAATAACAAGAAGATTTATACCAGCAAGATTAGAAGATAACCCATACCTTGCAGCAGATGGTAAGTATGAGCAGATGTTACAATCATTACCTGCTGTACAAAGAAAACAATTACTAGAAGGTAACTGGGATGTTGCTGAAGGTGCAGCCTTTACAGAATTTGATTATGATACACATTGCATTGACCCATTTGAAATACCTAGAACTTGGGAAAGAGTAAAAGGAATTGACTATGGTTATGCAGCAGAGTCAGCAGTAATCTGGGGAGCAGTTGACCCTACAGATGAAACATTAATTATTTATAGAGAATTATATCAAAAAGGTTTAACAGGTGAAGACCTAGCTAAAAAGATTTATGAGTTTGAAAAAGAAGAACGATTATCTATTCAAGGTGTACTAGACTGGGCAGCTTGGGCTAAGACAGGAACAACAGGACCAACTGTTGGAGAAGTATTAGCTAAAGCAGGACATAAACTTAGAAGAGCAGATAAGAATAGAATACAAGGTAAGATTCAAATACATGAACGATTAAAAACAAATGATAAAGGTAGACCTAAGTTACAAATATTTAAAACTTGTCCTAACCTTATAAGAGAGATTCAATCTATTCCTTTAGACCCTAACAAGCCTGAAGATGTAGATACGAAAGCTTCAGACCATGCTTACGATGCTTTAAGATATTTAATTATGTCTAGACCTAGAGCTAGAAGTGTATGGGATGAGATGACAACAATAAAACGATGGACACCATCAGACCCAACATTCGGATATTAATATGAGAGAAAAGATAATTAAAAGTTTAATAGCACATGCTAAAGGACATATAGAAAAACATAAAACAAATGTAGAGATACTATTACAAAAAGGTGTAGGTGTTGCAGAACACCCAGATACTCTTGAAACCATAGAAAAAGAATTAGCTATCATAGCTGAGTATCATGACCAAATAGAAATGTTAGAGAAATATTTCGATGCCACTATATACGTTTAAGAAAAAAGATACTGACGAACAGTATAATAAGATAATGACTTATGAAGAACTGTTAGAGTATCTAGATAAAAATAAAGATATTCATCAAGTATTTAAAATGAATATATTTAGATACTCAGATAACAATGGAGCAAAAGACCAGTTTACAGAATGGGCAAAGGATTCAAGTATAAATGATAATGGAGGTTTTAAAACTTATGGCAAAGCAAGAACGGACTATGACAAAAAAAAGAATGATACGCAAAAAGATAAAGCTGAATAAAAAAGCTAAGACTGAATTAGATAAGTATCCATTAGTAGAAGTGAAGTGGTTGGATATTTGCTCTGATAGTTCTTGGTTATCTATGAAAGATGCTATGTCTATGCCTTTACCTGTATGTAATACCAAAGGACATTTGTTATCTCAGACAAAAGGAATAACTAGAATATTCGGTGATTATTCAGAAGGCACTAAAGGTAACATTGAGGAGATAGGTAATGTTACTATCATTCCTAATAGTGTTATTGTGGACATTAAGAAAATTAGTTGACAAACTAACAATTAATGTGTATTATTAATATATTACACAAATTATAAGGATTTTGAATGGCTACATATGGAGACCAAGAATTAGATACATCTATGCCTTCATCTGAGGATGAGCAACAAAATGAAAAAGATGTATCAGCTTTAGTTGGAATTATTCAGTCTAAGTTTCAACAATGTGAAACTACTAGAAGAGATGATGAGTTAAGATGGTTACAAGCTTATCATAACTACAGAGGTAGATATTACAAAGATGTTAAATTTAGAGAGAATGAAAAGTCAAGAGTATTTGTTAAAGTTACTAAGACAAAAGTATTAGCAGCTTATGGACAATTGATTGATGTTTTATTTGGAGCAAACAAATTTCCTTTAACAATTCAAGAAACAAGAGTACCAGAAGGAATTGCTGAGTACGCACATTTAAATCCTTTAAAAGAACAACTAGGCAATGAAAACGTAGAACCTACTCCAGGTATCGAAGGTAACATGGATTATGTTCCTGGTCAACAATCAGGATTAGGTTTTCCATCTGATACAATTGGTTTTCCTGGTGACGGTAGAGAGTTACCAAAGGGTGCAACATTTCAAACTTTAAATGAATTACAATTAGGTGAATTACAATCTAAATATGAGGATGCTAATTTATCTGAAGGACCTGCACCAACACCTGACATGCCTCAGATTAAACCAGCACAGATTGCTGCAAGACAATTAGAAAAATTAATTCACGACCAGATAGATGAATCAGATGGAAGTATTCAATTAAGGAATGCAATATTTGAATCTTGTTTATTAGGTACAGGAATTATCAAAGGACCTTTTACTTATAATAAAACTTTACATAAGTATACTGACAATGGTAATGGTAGAGAATATACACCAGAGATTGTTAAAGTTCCTAAAATGGAATTTGTTAGCATATGGGATTTTTATCCAGACCCTAATGCTAGAACAATGGATGAAGCAGAATTTATAATTCAAAGACATAGACTTAATAGAAGTCAGTTTTTAGATTTAG